TCAACTCACGACGGAAGATCTCATCAAACATCTGAGCAAAGGAGGAAGCCATTTCGGTGTTTGTTTTTGGTTACTTGTTCCTGTATCATCGTCTTTAGACGAGCTCAACACACGTTTTTTCAACCGGAGCAAGACGGTTGAAAAAACGCTCCCGGCAGGTTTCGATCCTACGACTTTGAGGTGGCGAAGCGGGGAATATTGTTCCCCTTAACAGCCTCACACTCTACCAACTGAGTTACAGGAGCACTGGTCTGACCTGGCGGAATCGAACCACCGACCTAAAGATTTTTTTTCAAACGACTACAGTCTTTCGCTCTACCAATTGAGCTAAGGTCAGATACTATTGGTCTCTATTTAGATTTTTCTAATTTAACGCGATCCTGGTGGGACTCGAACCCACAGCCTCCAGCTACCACCATGTGAAAACGCGTTTTCACATAGAAGGCTGGCGCACTATCCGATTGTGCTACAGGACCATTACTTCGCAGCGCTCCAACGAGCCGCTGTATTTTTTTGGTGCCGCAGGTAGCCTCTTCCTACAATCGGTGGTTGTAGCCAGTAACGACGTATGATTGCGAGCGCCCGTCGTTCCAAAATTCTATTCCGAAGAGCCTGTGCCTTCGGGAGAATCTGCCTGTACCGATTCGCCTCGAGTCTCTTCGCATACCAATTGGGTGTATTAATGTTAGGTGCGTTGGCTTTTCGCATGTTGTGATGCACGATAGTCTGGTTCCGCTTCAGCGCCTCCTGAAGCTTTTTCATTGTTTTTGTCGTCTCTTCAAAAATCTTATTTCTGCGAGCATTGCGTCGTATTCTGGCTGCTCTGTTATACGGAGTACCATACATCGTAAAACTCATGTGATGTTGCAAGAGATTGAGGTACCTCTGGAGATATTCCGCTTCTGTAAGCAGCGGCATTTATTGTACATGAGAAAAAAGTGCGCACACCGGGAATCGAACCCGGGCTTGAACCTTGGAAGGGTGCTGTACTACCACTATACTATGTGCGCTGCCCCAGGGGTGGATTGAACACCCGACCTGCTGCTTACAAAACAAACGCTCTACCACTGAGCTACTGGGGCTTTCTATTTGTACAGAGCGAAAAAACTTTAAGCCAGTTTAAAGATAGTAAACACAATTATCAACAATGGATGGTGACAGTGTTGACCATCTGTATTTTTTTTTGAAGAAGATTGATTCTGGTGAACCTTTTGGAGTCGTGCGACCTAATGACGGTGAGTATATGATCCTCAGAGGGATGGAAAATTTCCCTGTACAAGAAAGCGACGGATGGAGATCACATGGACCTGAAATTAGACAAGATCTACATGATGCGTTACTCAAAGCCTCTACACAAGATGCAACTTATATCGGTACGTGTTGTCCCGGATGTAACCCTGAAATATTCAATTATATGAAGTCGGTGTATCGTATTCGTACGTATGGTAATGTTGTGTGTAACCGTTGTCATCGTATTTTTCTACATCACATGAAGACGAAAAAGTTTTATTATCTAGGACCAGGTACACGTCATTGTGATAACGTCATCGATCGGTTTGTTATAGATCCTCTTCTGATTAACAACTGGGCCTCTGAAAAGGAAAATTTTATGCGTAAAAGTATCGAATGGGTCAACAATTGTAATGACAGTAAGTTATTTCTTATATCGGCAGGGCCACTTGCCAAGATTCTCATTCCAGAACTCGTTGAACGATACCCTACGAAACAATTTATGGATGCAGGTTCTGCGCTCGATCCCTGGTGTAAAGGTGTCGTGACGAGACCATACATGGATTCGCGTATAATGTACTACAATCAGGTGTGTTCGTTCACACGAGGTCATCAACCTCGCGAATACGCCATTACATGCGTGCTCAACTTTTACAAACGACCGTACGCCATACACGAGCAGATCCAGGCTGTTCGGAATCAGACAATTCCTCCTAAGAAAATCATCATCTGGGTCAATGAAACTGAAGGTGTCACTTTTCCCGAAGACATCAAGAGTGACACATCATTGACGATCGTTCGTTCGTCTGAAAATCTAGGCGTTTGGCCGCGATTCGCAATTTCTCAGTTTGCCCCAACGCCGTATGTGTGTGTATTCGACGACGATACTATACCTGGTCGTAAATGGTTGGAAAATTGCTGTGAAACTATGGACACCGTGAACGGTCTTCTCGGTACAATCGGTGTTATTTTCAATAACGTTGATCAGTACTCGATGAATAGACGCCATGGATGGGATGCTCCGAGTACAGAGATTCACGAAGTTGATACGGTTGGACATGCCTGGTTTTTCAAGAGGGAATGGATTCAGCATCTGTGGCAGTTTCACAATGATCCTGTAAAACTTTTCAAGTGCGGGGAAGACATGGCGTTTACATGCGGTCTTCAAAAGATTGGTATCAAGACGTATGTTCCGCCTCATCCATCTCATGACCTAGAAATGTTCGGAAGTCACCCACAAAAGGCGTGGAGCTATGGTACAGACCAAAATGCAGCAATTTCGATGCAGTCGTATGCGTTTCCTATATTCACAGAGGCGTTTCTTCATTTGCGTAAGAATCACGGGTTTAAGATTCTTGCCGACAAATTAGTATGAAGTTGGCCGTGGTGTACGGTACGCGTCCTGAATTTCTCAAACTCAAAGTACTCATAGAACACTTTAAACCTGTTGTAATTCGCATCGATCAACATGAAAATTACAACGAGGATGAGGGTTTTTACACTTATCGTATCAAAGTTGAAAATGGCCCAGATAGGCTTTCAAGTATAGGTTCATCTATTCTTACGAAACTTCCTGAGTTGATTCGAGATTGTACACATGTTCTGTCTCAGGGTGACACAGCGTCGTGTTTCTATTCACTGATTACAGCGTACCAGATGAAAAAAACGTGTGTGCATCTGGAAGCCGGTATGCGCACGTATCAGCCGTGTCATCCATGGCCTGAAGAATCGTACCGACAGATGATCTCGCGTATCGCTTCTATTCATTTATGCCCTTCTGAACAAGAAGCGGATAATCTTCGCGCGGAACGGGTCGCCGGAACTATTCATGTCGTCGGCAACACGATTCTGGATCTGGTTCGGAGTTACAATTACCCTGTGACGTATCAAAAAAAGGTTATCGTGACGCTTCATCGTCGTGAAAACTGGGAAAATTACAGGGGCTTGATTCAAAAACTCGATAAACTTGCTCGGAAGAATTCCGATACACAATTCATATTTTTTGTACACCCGAATCCCGAACTTCAAAGAATCGTCAACGAAGAAGGGTCATCACTCGTCGTGTCGCCGCCGGTTGATCACCCTACACTGATTAAACTTTTAGCGGAATGTGCGTGCGTCATCACAGACTCGGGTGGTATTCAGGAAGAGTCAAATTTTCTAGGCAAACACATATACATTCTTCGGGAATACACGGAACGTCTTGCCATCCCTAAACACAAATACACATTGATGCCTGATATTGAGAGTATAGATGTCAATCCTCGAATTCATGAACCTGGGTTTGAGTACGGGGACGGACACACTGTGTTAGCACTCGATAACTGTATAGTGTGAAGGCCAGTATCCGTTGATTTCTACATGGGGATACTTATCAGGTACGACGACAGTCTTAGGTTGAAGATATCCAGCCCACCATCCGAGTGTTGAAGGGGAATTCAAAACAAGGCCTTCACATAAAACCATTCGCGCAAAATCATCCTCGACTGTTCCCGTCTCGGAATATATAACATTCCTCTCTGGAAAATATTTTTTGAAAAAGTCTTTGCACCATTCGATGTCACTCGTATTCGAATTTCCTGGTTCACGTGATCCACCGGTAAAGACAAGAAATGTATCGTCGTCAGGAAACAGTTCAAACGCCTTTCGGTAGTATTCAACAAGCCATTTGGAATCTTGAGCGAACACGTAATCGTTTGAAATATCCCCTCGTCGTAAATGAATACCTATGACTCTACCCTGAATGTATTCCCGTGCAGGCACGGCAAACTCTGGGCGAATTGTAAACTCTTTGATAATCTTTTCTTTGATGTGTCTGAAATAAAACTCGCTTTCAGGGTGTCCACGCAGGTCGATTCGACCAGGTTGAACACGAAAAAATCCTTCGTCAAACGTGCCGCGACCGGTTGTGTGATAAATCGTATCAGGTGTTTCGTTTCGAACAGTCGCAGAAAGATTAAACAGACGATTCAGTGCACATTTTTGTCCATGCCAGTACACATTCGACGTGTCTGGGATTATAGCTTCACAGTTTAGTTTGTCAGCGAGTCCTAGAACTGCTGCGTACTGAAACATCTGATTTCCAAGCCTTCCATTTTGTCCGAGTAATGTGTACGTTACGTACATGATTATTCAAAGGTTAAAAACTTTAGAAATACACACTATAAAGAATAAAACCTGATAAACACTATGAGTCTTGAACGCATTGCACAGGACGCCGGGGTTGAAATTTCCAATGGTAAAATCGTAATACCCGAATGGGTTACGTCCATTAAAATCGACGTAGGTTTGTCGTATGACGCACCGCACACTCAAAATTGGATAGATGCAGATCCAGGGACGCTCGTATTTTGTTTCGAAGCGAATCCACGGTGGATTAAATATTTGACGACGCATCCGAAAGATCGCGATTACAACTTCAAGGATTATCAAGCAGTTCGTGCGTATCCTTATAAGGAACTTGAGTTTGAAAACATCGGGCGTCGTTGTTTCATTTTTCCAGTCGCTCTTCATAACGTACCCGAACCAACGACAATGGATTTTTACATAACTAATGTATCTGAAGGGTGTTGTTCTCTTCTCAAACCTGCATCTAACTTTAGTTCCGTGGATGAGGTTGTAAAAGTACCTGTTTTTAGTCTAACGGATTTCTTCAAGCTTCTTCCGGATGACAGAATCATCGACTACATCAAGATTGACGTACAGGGAGCCGACATTGACGTCATTAAAGGTGCCGGTGATTACATCACCGATCACGTCGTCTATATTACAGCTGAACCGGAGACAATTCAATATGAAAATTCATCCGAAAATAACCCAGAAAATATGACCATATACATGAACACGAAAGGATTTATTCGTGTTGGACACTGTAACACACACGACCCGACATTTCTTAACAAAAAGTTTATCGATCGTCAGGGTGTGTACATTTTCCAATATTTTTAAGTGTGTAGGTATCAATGGTGCTTTTGACGAGTTTTCCTCGAGATGATGGGTTTGGTGCTCAGTTTCAGACGATATTGTGTGCAGCTCTGTTCGCAGAGTTAAACGGTCATGAATTCGCATATACATCTCCTTATCTAAGTCATCTTTATTCAAAAGAGGAAGTTGATGAAATTGAACAGATTATGAATTTCAAAGGGAAATATATTGATGCTACCGGCGCGGAACCTAAAATCGACATCAGACATAGTTATAATTTTATTGAGGGAAATATAGATCATGTCCTTGCGAGTCAACCCATGAAGAAGATTCGAGGGTACTTTAAAGAAAATAAAACGAACCCGTTCGACCCAGGGACGTTTAACGTCGCTATTCATATTCGCCGTCCGAGTACGAAACCGACCATCGATCTTCCTATTCACAATGAGGGTTGGGGTGACACGAAAAGCCTACGAAATTTTGATGTCGATCAAACGAATAGACTCACACGAAACGGGCATTTTCTCGATACGATAGATTCGATCCGTAAAACTCACCCAGGTGCAAAATTTCATATATTTTCAGATGGTGTACCTGAAATTTTCGAGTGTTTCAAAGCGGATGACACGACTCTTTATCTCAGTACATCACTCACACACACATACACTTGTATGTTATACGCTGACATCTTGGTGACATGTAAGAGTTCGTTTAGTTACGTACCTGCTCTTTTGAGAGATCATGGTGAAGTGTACTATACTCCGTTTTGGCACAAACCTGCGTCGAGTTGGAAAATTTTATGATATCATCTAAAAACCATACACGTATTTTTTTAAATGGTTCGAATCGTCACTACGATGACGGTGATTCCGACTCGAGAAGATTCGATCATCGAAACTATCAAAAGTATCCAGGTTGGTACTGTAAAACCAGATGCCATGTACGTCAACATCCCGAATCAGTACGTTCGGTTCAAACAACCCCTGAAACCGGATTTGAAACTCAAACTCCGTGAGCTCGGTGTGTCCGTGATTGGACTCGAACACGATCGAGCCTGTCTGAACAAGATTCTTCCGATTCTAAATCACGAAACCGATCCGGAAACGCTCGTAGTAACTCTCGACGACGACATGACGTACACACGGCGTTTCATTGAAGGACTCTACGAAGGCTGGAAACAGTTTGGTGATGTCGTAGGGTACAGTGGAATGTACTACCCAGAGAAGGTGCTTCAGCACACCGGACAACTTCGTTACGGTATAGTATGGGGGCACGGTAACCAAGCTGATATCCTTGAGAATGGTTTTGGGACGATGTTCCAGCTGAAACACCTCAAAGGATTTCCAGATTTGCCACCTTTGACCGAAAAGATCGATCCCGTCATGTACATCAGCGACGATTACATCATGGGACGTTTTTTCGATTCGGTAAAAGTTGTAAAACGAGTCGTTTGTTTTCCTTGGATCGGACGCGTCGGTGATGATTGGTCGTCGATGTGTACCGAGAATGAAAATGCAAAGATATATGCGCTTGCAGCGTCTCGTAATTCGCTTGCTGATTATATTCGAGCAGGGCAGCTGTTTCAAATGACAGGATACATGCGAGCAGGACAAAATTTTGAACCTTATTTAAAGGGGTTCGACTCTGTACTCGTATGAATTCGAATGAGTATATATCGAGTATGATTGATACAGTCCTTTATGGAAAAGGAGACTCTGATAAACATGTTATGAGTATATTTGGAATTGCTCTAGGATCTGGAGCTAAAAATATCCTTGAACTTGGTGTACGTTCGGGTGTAACGACTCTACCTCTTTTACTCGCCTCCAAGTTAAATGGAGGACGATTGACATCAGTAGATATCAACTCTACAAATTTTACAGTTCCCTCTGAACTGAAGGAAAATTGGACTTTTGTACAGAGTGACGCAATAAAGTTTCTTGAAAAAACAAACGATGTACCTTACGACCTTATTTTTGTAGATGACTGGCATTCATATTCTCACGTTAAACGAGAACTCGAACTACTTGATACTATGGTAACACCAAAATCTGTTATTCTTCTACATGATTTGATGTACGGTAATAACGAACCGCGATATCACTGTGACCTAACATTAAAAGACGGTCAGTGGGCGGAAGGAGGGCCTTACAGAGCAGTGGCTGAACTCGATAACCAATTTTGGGAATTTTCGACTTTACCGGTAAACAACGGTCTTACTATTCTTCGTAAAAAATATTCTTCAAGGTATTATTCATAACGTAGTATCCCTTCTCTCAGAGATATTTTAGGAACCCAGCCTGTTTCGAGAAATTGTTTCGAAGGTTCGTTTGTCTTTGTCTGATAATTGGCCTTTTTTGTTCCTGGAACAACAATTGCACCATGAATATCAGCAACAGTATTAGCAACAGATAGAATACTCACCCATTCATAGTTACTAACATCAATCATACGTCCTTTAAATTCGTCGTAGTGGGTCATCATGTAGTAAACAGCCGTTGAAAAATCATCGGCGTGAAGAAACTGTCGCATTTCCTCGCCATCCGTCATCATCCGAATCTCACCGGTCGTCTTTGCCTGATGAATGAAATCGGTAATGACGTGTGATTTATCACCAATATCTTCAGGCCCGTATACATTCCAGACTTTTACATTTATACCTCCGAGATATTCTGTGTAAAATTCCGCTATACGTTTCAATGGACCATATGGGTTATGATCCATGTTGGACATTTGGGATGTCGTATGTATAAAAGGAAGACCTGACAAACGAATCGCATTAAATGTATTTTCTAATAGACGCATGTTGTTTGAAATATATTCAGTAGATTCTGTGGGGTACTTTGAACCTCCGACATCGAAAGCAAAAAAGGCGACAAAATCAACTTCTTTAAGAACAAAATGAAGGGAGCCGGGGACACGAAGATCGTGTTCGGGATCGAGTGTAACATCCCACCGAATAACAGAATGACCTTGTTTTTCGACGTGATGAGAAAATGCAGATCCTATCACCCCGTTTGCCCCAAGTACGAGTACACGCATTTATTTTTAAGTAGTTGTAATCTTTATTTCAGTCAACATTGCAATTTCTTGGTCAAGGGACACGTCGTTGATGTTGGCGAATAACGCCTTGGATTTGAGCAGACGTCGAAGTTCGCTCACGTCCAAGAATTTGAAAAACCGCTTCTTCATGCTCATATTCATAAACGGCATTTTACGGTCCCAGAGCGCCTGACACACAGGCCAGGTGACGGCACGGAGCTCGTACAATTCCGCTTCATGAGCATCGAGACGCGGAAGGATGTTTTCCCGCAAGAGACGCGAGATGTCCTCGACGTTTGACATTTTTTCTTTCAAACGAGTCCTTTCTCTAAACCAAAGATATCACCTTAAAGAAAATACAGTCTTTTGAATATATGGTTGAAGAATTAACTAAATTTGACAACAGATTCGATATGTTTTCTAAAGCGATGAGATTTGTTAATTATGAACTTGTCGAAGGGGATGTTGTTGAATTTGGAGTATATTCAGGAAGATCTCTTATGCTTTTAAGTTGGGCACACGAACGTTTCAAAGATACCACCCATGGTAAAATCACTCCACAACGTACATTTATTGGTGTTGATTCATTTATGGGATTGCCCAAAAATGATCATGTAAGATGGACTGAAGGTGTATTTAGCGTCAATCATAGTTGGCATCCGTTTATTCCTATTGGAACTGTAATCACACCTGCATGTGTCACTAATTCGTTTGAAAAGGCAAAGTTACCAGAACCTAGAATAATACAAGGGGTTTTTAACTCTGAAAACGTCATCAAACAGTTTGAAAAAATCGACAAAGTTTCAGTTATCCATATTGATTGCGACTTGTATGAATCGACGTATGATGCTCTAAACCTGATTAAAAATAAGTTACAAACAGGAACTATAATATTATTTGATGACTGGTTTAACTATAAAGCTGATCCAAACAAAGGGGAACAAAGAGCATTCAATGTATTTTTGAAAGAAAACCCACACGTAACCGCAATTCCATATCATAATTATTCTACGTTTTGTACATCTTTTATAATTCAAATAGGTTGAACGTTTGATACCGTAACAGGTGTCAGGTGAACGGTGTCCGGATCGTACCCCCAGCGCCGAAGCATCTCTTTCTTCGCCTCGATGAATCGAAGTCCTGGACGCGCGTACCGCGAATACAACTGGACGAACGGTGCAGCGCTGTTCGGTCCGAGTCCGCTTTCGATGATTGCGTACGAGTCGTAATCCGTCTCGAGGATCGTGTACGCCGATGGAGGAATCCATGATGCCGTCGGAAATCGAAGCGAACATGCCGCGAGGCCTCGTGTCGACTTGGACGTAGGACATGTGACGATGCCTCGTATACCGCTCACGTGACCGTCGAGGTGGCGACACTGCGTCGCGACGTCAATCTCGTCCTTGTCTGGATTGTACTCGTAGAGGCCGCGCGTGTCCATGCAGTCGTTCTGTCCGAGTCCATAGAACCCTTTTTTGATTGAAGCCACCTCATACCAACCCCCCGAGTACTTGAAGGGGTCAAAAGGGCTTAGAGCCATCTGAGTCGCCAAAACGAATTCCATATCTAGAACTAAAATGGTTCTTTATTTCTAGATGTGGAGGTTGATCGAACCAGAGATTCGAAGACGACTGATCGAGCGCTACGTCCCCAAAGAACCTATCGATCCTCTGGTGTTTAAATTGACCGCCTTTTATTGGCTCGGTCAGGAGCTCGTCGGCAATTGGAAGACTGGACGGCGACTGACGATCGATCAGAAGACGAAGCTGCTCGAGTTACTTGTATGGAATCTTTCTCGAGTGCAGCAGGAACAGACCGCTTATGATGAGTACGAGTCCGAGGTAGTGATTCCAGGAATCGAAACGTTCACCGAGTATGAAATACGCCGCCAGGGTTTCGACGATACCCGAGAGACCGTCCCACATGCCGTTGACGTACATGACGTTGCCCTTTGCGAGACTTCGGATGAGGAAGAATATGACACCGGCATATCCAGCGAGACCGCCGAACAGATTGCCAAGCTGGTGCTCGCGTGCAAAGAATTTCAGTTGAAAGTCGCCGATAATCTCAGCGAGAGTCACTCCTGTGAGATCGAGTAAACTCATTTAATTGAAGCATGGTTTTTTTCTTCGTACACATCAGATGGCGAAACGCATGGTGTGGTACGGTGATTATAAAGACGGGACGGCTATTCTAAAAGACTCCAAAGGATACTATGTTCCTCAATGGAACCCTCAACTCAATAAAGAATACAAAAAGTACCTCAAAGGATTCAAGCCAAAAACTCGATTTTCGGCGATAGCTGGAAGTCGAAAGGTGACAGAGACTAAACTCCGATGAACCGAAGGTCATTGGCAACAACGGGCTGCGCCCGTTGGATTTTACCGGCGAACCGCTGATCGTATGACGAGGTGTCCCATGTTCCGCGGAATCGGTAGGTGTGGCACCGTGCGTTGCGCTGCGGACATGTTCCGGACGATTCTAGCCGTGGTTCGAATGATATGCTTTTCTCTCGGTGAGAGAGGACGGTTGTTCAGGTTCCGAGTTCTGTTGAGGTGGGCGACGCGCCGTGCGAGTTGGTGGTAACGCTTCATTGATTTTTCATATTCTTTGATGAGCACGGCAGACCTTCTCTCCTTGTTGGTCATGTTTGGAAGTTCGTCGTTTATTTGTCTCTGGACGTGATCAATCTGTTCCTGGAGTGCCGCCGAAGGACGCAATCTCATCCGTTGCTGAAGTCTGGCCAATTTACCGACGAGGTCCGAAACACGCTGATGGGCCGCACGTTTCTGAACACCAGCATTCATCATCCGTGTATGAAGATTTCGGGATTCGGCCAATGCGGCTGAGACGCGGGTCAAGGCTGAATGAATCGATTTGATGCTCGGACCGGGTCCGTAAAGTACGCGTCTCTTGCCCGGGGACATGCGCACGCCTGGTGGGGTGTTGAACAATCTCCCTGGAGAAACCATAACCCTTAAAAATAAACAACATTATAAACCCATGGTGATATTCCAAGCCGTTGCGTGGCACGGCGAGGATACAGACGACGCGTACGTCATTCACATCTTCGGGCGAACCGAGGATGGAAAGTCGGTCCACGTCGAAACACCGTTCGAGCCGTACTTTTTCGTCAGAGTGCCGCCCGATCGGAGCCCCAAGGCGCTCATCGAGGAGATTAAACCGTGGAGCTCAGCCATCATTCGACGCAAAGATCTCTGGGGGTTTCGGAATCAAGAGGAGTTTACGTTCCTCAAACTCGGATTCCGAAGGCTCGAGGAGATGAAGGAGTGTCGTCCGCGAGGCTTGAAGATTTATGAAAAGAATCTCGATCCGGTGCTGCGATTCATGCACAGGTCCGAAATCAAGTCGACAGGGTGGCTCCAAGTGCCCGACAATGCGAGTCCGGGACACGATTCGACGTGCGACATCGATCTGTGCGTCTCCGATTGGCGAACCCTGAAACCCGTCGACCGGGACGACATTGCACCGCTACGCATCGCAAGCCTCGATATCGAGTCGTACTCGGAATCGGGGGCGTTTCCAAACGCGTTCAAGGAGAAGGACGTTTGTTTCCAAGTGGCTGTAACAACCAAGGAATTTGGCCGCGAGGGATACTTTGACCGTAAGTGTTTCTGTGTCAAGCAAACGACTGGTTCCGAGTGCGAGTCCTTCGACACGGAGCGTGAAATGCTCGAACGACTCGGTCAGTACATCCGCGAACTCGATCCGGACATTGTGACGGGCTGGAACATCTTCGGGTTCGACTTGGAGTACCTGTATACGCGCGCCGTCGTGACCGTCGCCGGTCCGGATGCACATATGTGGGGTCGACTTCGTGGTGTTCCGAACGAACTCGTCGTCAAACGCCTCGCGTCGAACGCCCTCGGCTCGAATGACTTGAAGATGGTTCCTATGCGTGGTCGGTACGTGTTCGATATGTTCCAGGACATTAAGCGCGAACACAAGCTCGAGAGCTACTCCCTGAACGCCGTCTCGGCACATTTTCTGAAAGACCAGAAGATCGACATGCCGGTCAAAGAGATGTTCGTTCGGTTCCGTGAAGGGGACGCGACAAAGTTGGGTGAAGTGGCGGAGTACTGTATCAAGGATACGGAACTGCCGCATCGCATCTCGGAAAAGATTTGTATGATTCAGAATCTGGTCGAGATGGCCAAGGCGACGTGGGTCCCTCTGAGCTACCTGAGCGAACGCGGACAACAAATCAAGGTGTTTTCGCAGTTGGCACGCAAGGCGCGCGAGCTCGGATTCATGATTCCGACGTTGTACTCTAAAGCGACGGGTGACGAGAAATACCAAGGAGCGACGGTACTCGATGCGCAGACGGGTGCGTACTATGGTCCGATTACGGCGCTCGATTTTGCGAGTCTGTATCCGAGCATCATGCGTGCTCATAATCTGTGCTATTCAAGCCTGGTTCTCGACCCCAAGTATGCGAATGTACCGGGCATTACCTACGAACAGTACGGACCATACAAATTTGCCCAGGGCGTTCCCAGTCTCCTCCCAGCCATTCTGAACGAGCTCGCCGCGTTTCGCAAAAAGGCGAAGAAACTCAAGGCGGCAGCAGAGGGCACGCCCATGGAGGCGGTGTATGAAGGTCAGCAGCTCGCGTACAAAATCAGTATGAATTCCATCTACGGATTCACGGGCGCCGTCAAGGGTATGCTTCCGTGCGTCGCCATCGCGTCCACAGTCACTATGCGTGGTCGACAGATGATTGAAGAGACGAAGAATTACGTCGAGGCGAATTTTCCGGGTGCCAAGGTTCGCTACGGGGACACGGATTCTGTGATGGTTGAATTTGATGTCCAAGGGCGCAAAGGTCAAGAGGCGATCGATTATTCATGGCGGCTCGGTGAACAGGCGTCCGAACAGTGTTCCAGGCTTTTCAAGGCTCCGAACGACCTGGAGCTGGAGAAGGTGTACTGTCCATACTTTCTGTACTCGAAAAAGCGTTACGCGGCAAAAATGTACGAGGGTGCTTCGGATCCAAAGACGGGTCAGCCTATCTTGAAGGAGGATGGAACGCGCCTGGTCAAGTTTAAGAAAATTGACGTCAAAGGTCTTCAGGTGGTTCGGCGCGACACGTGTATGTACGTTCGTGGCGTGCTGAAACAGTTGCTGAATCTGGTGCTCAACTCGGACGATCCGAGACCTGCGATTGAATACGCGCGCGATTCTGCGCGTCTTTTGCTCAAGGGGAAAGTGGATTCGAAGGAGCTCACAATGTCGAAACAGCTCGGAGCAGACTACAAGACGCGCGTGCCACACGTCGAGGTCCGAGACAAGATTCGAAAACGTGCGCCGGGTTCCGAGCCTCAGAACGGGGATCGCGTCCCGTTTCTGATCATCAAAGGACCCGGTCTCTTGTGTGACAAGGCGGAGGATCCGGCATGGGTCGCGGAAAACAAACTTCCGTTGGACTACGTGTACTACTTTGAACACCAGTTGATCAAGCCGGTGTGTGACCTCCTCGAGCCGTTGGTGGGTGCCAACCCGTTCCAGACCATCTTCAAGTCGGTGGATTATCTGACGACACCGTCAATCTCAAATTATTTTACGCGGCTAAAGTAAAGATGTTCCCTAGCACAGGACCTGCGCGAACACCTAGTCGAAATAATACGCCTTTTTCAAACATTACGAAGGCACGAAATGAGTACGAGAAACATATGAAACAGCTCACACAGATGAACAAGATTGTTGAAAATTTGGATCGTCTCATGATTCTGGGCGATCGTCTGAGAACCCTGAGAATCAGACGGAACGCCAAACCAGCGAATTTCAAAAATCTGCATAAAAACCTAAGAAACACAAAAAATCGACTCAATGGACGTCTGGCAAATGCCAGAGCCGCGCTCACACAGACACCTTATCCGATTTACTTGGTTGGATACGGGGGTCACAATAACACCATAGTGAGACTGAAACAAGATATTTTCAACAGATACAGTCGTCACTTGCGTATGCTTCAGGCAAGATCAAGGAATGTTATGCCTCGTGTCCCGACGAATAATCAAATCAGAACGATTCAGCGATTCTCTCGCGGACTCATTACACGTAAGCGCATGAATAATCCATACTGGGGTCGTACCTACGCAAACGTCGTTGCCGGTCGACCTGGAATTGGAGCCAAATCGGTCATGAGAAAGTTCAAAAACCTATAATCTGAATACGTGCGCTAGTACGTTATTCGGGAGGCGACCGAAAGGGGTCCGTGCCAACGCAGTTCTTCTTCTCGATCGTCTACCGCGTTCGAAACGCTGAATAGTACGAGCAGCTTGATTTCTTCTCGGACGGTTGAGATTGATGCGAAGACGAGCGCCTTCGGCAGCCATGTTCAGAGGACGATGATACATCGCCGTGATGGCTCTCTGACCAATGTTAGTATAAGGATTCCAATATCGATTACGAGCCTGCATGCCACGAACGCGCGCCTGGATTCGGCGAGCAGCAGCTGTTCGAGGTGAATTGGGCATACTATACAATGATATAAAAGTTCCGACCGAATGAAAACCATGGAACAACAGATTGCTCAGATGATTGAGTCAGAAGTGGAGCGTCGAGTCGTCGAACGTATGACCAAGGCGCTCGAAAAGATTAGTCAGACGTTTGACATTTCCTTACAGCAGCTCCTTCGAACGGCGAGTGAAAACGCGACGAGCGCGTGGAACGGAAACGTGTGTCACGGTCTCAGCAAATCGAAGCAAAAGTGTAAGCGAGGCGTCAAGGATGGGTCCGGCTATTGTAGCTGTCACAAGGATCAGCGACCGGTTCAACGCGTCATTGCGCCGTCGAGATCCCAAACCCAATTGTCGTCCATGGCACCGGCGCACACACACAGTCTTCCTCCGATGTTTCTCGCCGGATGTCCAGCTTGTGAACGAGGAAAAAATTCTCGAATAGATATATAAATGGACCCCAAATTGCTGACAGTTCCCGTTCTCCTCGGTTTTGTTTTCCAGGGCATCGTCCTTTCATGGATCAATAAACTCGAACGTAAGTGTGAGTGCAGCGCAGACTGGCGCCGCGAGTACACAAAGTACTTTACGATTGTGATGATCCTCTACGGTGCACTGAGACTCGTCAGTCCGAAAATGGCCATGATGCCACTCGTCATGATCCCAATAGGTCTGGCGGGTCTGGTGAATCTGGGGTCGATCCTTTCGTACATTCCAGACCTCAAGAAGAAACAGTGTGATTGTGCGATTGAAGATGAGTGGCGTGACAACTTCATCTTCTGGTGGACTCTGTTGGCACTGGTCGTGCCTATTCTGGCGGGAATCTTTGCAGCTTTTATGTTGGCTCGTAAGTAAGAATGGCCGGTGGACTCTTTCCAGGGAAACCGTTCGAGTTTAACGTCAAGTGTATCGTGTTTTCCCTCGTACTCGCTCTCGGGTACTGGTACGCGCCGCACAAAAATCTATGGGTCCTTGCGTTCCTGTTGTGGTTCCCGTACATTGCGCTCGCATGGTACGACTGGAGCTACAACTGTGAAAACAAACTCCAGCCGACCGCCGTTCCATTCGGCCGGTACATTTGGCTGCCGTTCAAGCCCCCGGGGTACAAACAGGCGTTCGACGACCTGCCACCGGAGAAGATTGCCATCATGGACCGGGTCGATCACCTTGCCGGTTGGACTCTGGTTGCCGCGGTAGCGACGTGGTACCTAGTTAAAAATAAGAAAGCCTAAAGTGCTATGGCGACGAGGAGTGATTTGCTTCTCGATGCTCTTCGTCGTTTTTTCGACGTCCCAGAGCACGCCCAGCAGTTGAAGGATATCCTTGAACACCGACGCGGAGTGTCTCTCAGGAACCTCGAGTGGTTCGTGACAAACTATTCTCGTCAGACGAACGTGACGTATACGACGCCGACGGGGCGTCAGTTTACCGTTCACGTGGCGTACAAGTCATCGTTGGATGGCTATTCGAAAAAGTTTTTCGATCCGTTTTGTCGTACGGAACGGATCGAGTTTCAGGGTTTTACGACGACTATCGCTCAACTGAATTTCATTCGATGGTGCATCGTCAACGGTATCGTTGATTACATCACTGAGAAAGGAGTGTTGCGTATCCGCCGGAAATTCGAAGAGGCACGTACCCATAGTAGTACAGATACATCGTGTACGACTTTTCAATCTGAGGGGAAAGGATTGGATCAAATGTCAAGTCAAGATGTGTCGTCTGTGAATTCAGTGTGCTGAAATCGATGTAGCCTTCCTGGTTATACTCTTTTGGATTATCACCGAAGCAATACATGTAAATATTCTTTGTCGGAACCGAAAGTCCATGATCGAGAGCTTGTTTGTAACTGTAATAGAGGGCACCTGGGAAATTTGAAAGTACGTTTTTGTTGTTGAGATACAATGTTCCTGTTTGAACGATATCCAAAAAGTTGATCGTAACACCATTGAAAAACGTTACAGGTACAGCAGCTAGAATATAATCAGTGCTGTACCCGTATTGATACCTTGATTTGTAATATGCCGAGTTTGATTCATTTTCGTAACTTTGATTTCGTACGAACCATGCAATCATAGACACTGGAAAATTGGCAGTTAAATTCATGATCGCTTTTCCGTTTTTGTACGGCTGACCAGCCTCTGACCATACACGATTCACCTTGAAGTTGAGTTCCTGACTTTGATAGTACATTCGTTCACGTGGACTCAATGTGATTTCCTCGAGAAGAAT